GGGAAGGTAATGAAATCAATGGTTATCCAGCTATTGTTTCTAACCAGCTTGCTAACAACGACGTTCTCTTCGGAGACTTCTCTCAGCTTGTAATGGGTACATGGTCTGGTGTTGACTTGACTGTTGATCCTTACGCTGGTGCAACAAGTGGTAACGTCAGAGTAATTGCTTTACAAGACGTTGATTTTGCAGTTAAGCAACCTGGCGCATTCTGCTACGGAACATAAGAACATGAAGGTTAAAATCCTCCGTGATGTAATGGTGGCTGGAGTCCGTAAGGACTCTGGCTCTACCGTTGACCTTGATGAACATGTAGCTCAATTATTAATTGGTCAAAATCAGGCCGAAGAATATGTTGAGCCTGTCAAGAAGCCTGCTCCCAAGGCAGCAGCACCTAAGCCAAAGACCACCCCTGCTCCTGAGAAGTAAAATGGGTTTAATCCAACAAAACCTAGAGTCAGTTAATTTCATAGCGGGTCATCCAACAGCAGCTCGTACTGCTACTGGACAGACAAGTGGTATCGACGTAAAAGAATACGACGGTGATCTTGTTTTCATCTTGGACTCTGCCGCAGGTGGCGGTTCAAGCCCGACTCTCGATATAACTATCGAAGACTCTGCTGATAATTCATCCTTCAGTGCCTTAAGTGGTGCAGCCTTTACTCAAGTAACAGGTTCTGCATCTGCTCAAACACTTGAAGTTGATGCGAATGGCTGTAAGCGTTATGTACGAATCAAGTACACAATCGGCGGCTCTTCACCTACTTTCACTTTTTCAGTCAATGCAATTGGCTTGAAGAAGTACGGCTAAGTTATATAGCCCCTTAATTGGGGCTTTTTTTTTATGGCTTTTACTGAAGATTTAGACGTATTTTTTTCTGATTTTAATGACACTGTTGTTTACGATAGTGCCACTTATAAAGGTATTTTGGAGCAGCCTGACGAGATAGTTGCTGATGGTGTTGTGATGACCACCGACTATATGTTGACTGCTAAGACAACTGATTTAGGAGCTTTGATTTTTGATGCTGCTTTAACAGTTAATGGAGATGCTTATAAAGTTCGTAGTACAAGAAAGATAGATGATGGAAGTTTCTGTATCCTGTCATTAATGAAGAATTAACTCATGGCAAGTAAAAGGGAACAGATTCTTGCAGCATTAAAGACGACTCTTGCTGGGACAACTGGAGTATCAACTCGTATTTATAGGTCAAGAGCCGAGCCTACAACTAGAGCAGAATCACCAGCTCTAGTTTTAGAATGGAGCAATGATCAGCCTTCAATTAGAGGTACAACAGGTCATATTGATTGGACTTTAAGGTTAAGAGTTGTTGTTATTTCTAGGGGAGCAATCCCAGATAATTTGGCAGATGCAACGGTTGAAAGTTTACATTCCAAGTTATTAGCAGATCCTACAGTTGGCGGTTTAGCAATAGATGTACGTCCATCGACTACAACATTCGAGTTAATAGAGGCAGATCAGCCAGCAGGATTAATTATGTGTGAATTTGAGGTTGATTACAGAACTCCTTATGGAACTCTTTCTTGACCCCTAACAAGGCATATTGTTTATGATAATAATTGAAATTCTTGGGAGAGGGCAGGAAATCATTCCTTGTTCCTGCTCCAATTCCAACAAAGGTAATTACGAATGGCCTTACTAACACGCAAACGAGTCATTGCTGTTCTAAAGGAAAGCACTGCTGGAACTTACAACGCTCCACAAGCTGCTAACTGTCTTCTTGTTCGTGACTTAAATATCACTCCACAGCAGAGTGATGTAGTAAGTCGTGATCTAATTAGACCTTACTTTGGAGCTAGTGAGCAGTTACAAGCAAACACTAGGGTTGAATGTACTTTTTCTGTTGAAATGGCAGGGATCGGACAGAACGCTGCTGGTAACGAAGATGCTGATAACGCTCCTAACTTTGGAGAGTGTCTTGAAGCTTGTGGATTTAGTACGGAGACAACAGACGATGCAAAACGTCTTTACACTCCTAACTCTCTTGACTCCACAACAGTCAGTATTCTCTACAACATAGATGGTGTCCAGCACACCGTAAAAGGAGCAAAAGGGACTTTTTCGATCAACTGTTCTGTTGGTGAAATTCCTACTTTTGACTTTACTTTTACTGGAGTGTATATAGCTCCTGCTGACGCAACTGCATTAACTCCTGCTTATCAGAAGCAGGCAACTCCATTGCTCTTCAATAACACCAATACTGGTACATTCAAGATCTTTGGTGAGACAGGACTTCAGATGAGCAGCTTCTCATTGGATCTTGGTAATGAAGTTATTTACCGTGAGTTGGTTGGTGGCAGCCCTGAAGTAATGATCACAAATAGAAATGTTAGTGGATCAGTAACTGTTGAGGCTGTGAACTTGGCTAGTGGTGGTAGTCAGCAATGGAACCCATTTGCTGCTGCACTTGCAGATGGAACTTTGGGTGAGATTAGTTTCACTCATGGAACTGCTGCACTTAACAAGGTCACAATCCAATCAGGTCTTGTAACCAGTCAGACAACTAAGAACCGTGTTGATTTAGGTTCTATTGGTTACTCCGAAGAAGATGGAATTGCGATGTGGGATTGCCCTTACACAATGATTCCTTCTACAAGTGGTAATGATGAGCTTTCAATCATCTTTGAATAGTTAAATCTTCACTTTGTAGTACTGGGGGGTTTATACCCCCCTTTTTTTGGGCTATGGTGGTTGGGAATATCATTATTTTTTATGGCATTTATCCGTAGAAAGTCAAAAGCCTATCCTTGGCCTGTTGAAATCAAACGTCCTTCTGAAACGAATCCTGGGGAATTTGATACAGATAAATTTACTGTTCAGTTCAAAAGATTATCGAGAAAAGAATTAAACGATTTCGACAAAATAGGTGAAGAAAAGGCTTTGGAAAAGATTATTTTAGGATGGAGTGAGATAACAGAAGAGGATGGAACTGATGTCCCTTTCACCAAAGCAAATTTAAAAGAGTTTTCTGAGGATGTTGATTTTGTTCAAGGTGTTATAGAAGGTTTTCAAAAATTTTATTCAGCAGGTAAGGAGGGAAACTAACAGAAGCCGCTATTTACTGGGCTTCTGGCGGCAAAGAAGTAGTGGACATGACTCAAGACGATGCAAAAGCGTTTGGTATTGAGCTTCCTAAAAGTCCAGAAGTAAAAGATGAATTTGAGGTATGGGATTGTAATTGGGAAACGGTGTTAGTCTTTATAAAGATGCAGACACAATGGCAAGTTTCTATGTCTGGTTATGTTGGTCTGAAATACGAGGTATTATTAATGGCTGGAGGACTGTTTGACCTCTACAATATAGAAGATCGTTTTGACGTATTAGAAGGACTTCAACTTATGGAAGTAGCTGCGTTGAAAGAATTGAATAAGGAGTCTAAATAAATGGCTGCTCAAACTGTCCAAGATCTTGTCGTAAAGTTTAAGAAAGAAGGTTTTGAAGATTTAGATCAGATAACTAAAGGACTAAAGCAGATTGCGACATTTGCAGGAAAAACTGATAATCAAATTTTAAAGTTAAGAAAAGAAATAAATAATTTTGCTGATAGTAATAGACGTAGTACTGATTCTATTAGAGGTCAAGTATTTGCTTTAAATAAGCTAAAACAATCTGCAACGATTGGAAGCAAGGCTTATAGGACATTAACTGGAGATATTACAAATTTAAACACACAATTACTGACGTTAAATAATATAGAAAAGACAGCTCAAGCTGCTGCTGCTAGAAGTGCTGGTCTGCCTGAAAGAATTGGTTATAGAAGGGCTGATGATGCTCGTTTAGCTGGTACTCCAAAAAGTATTGCTCAGTTATTAAATCTTCCTAGAAATACTTTAACTGAAAGTAAATATACAGAGCAGGTTTCTCATTTGACTGAGAAGTTGAGTGGTTTAAGTGTTAATAGTGAAGATTATTCAAAAATTTTAAAAGTTTTAATTGATAAAACTCGTACATATAACCAAGCGTTAGCAGCTACGACTGCAAAAACTCGTACCAGTGAAGTAAAGAGAAGGATAGGTCAGGCTGGAGGAATAATGGCCTCTTCTGGGCCTTATTCGATTGGTACTTCGGCTATTGGCTACAACCCATATACGGCTACTGGAAGACCGTCTGTAGAAGGATTGCCAATACAAGGGCCATTTCAGATGGGGCCAGATCGACAGGCTTTCATGGAGCTTCCCTGGATTGCGAAGGAGTTATCTGCGTTATTAAATTTAAAGAATTATCGGAATGCAAGAAAAGAACCTTTAGTACCTCCTTTTGGCATGTTCCCTGGAGGAGATGTCACTACTCAGACAGTTAAAAGGAAAGATAGCTTATTCCCTGAGACTTTTGTTAAGTCTGCTAGAGGATTTAGAAATCAAATCTCCTCAATGGAGGATGTTTTAGAAGATTTAGAACTAGGAACAAAAGATCATATTACTGTCACCAAAGCCTTAAAAAGAGTTCGTCAAGAAGAAGCAGATTTAATAAAAAGAACTGAAGATGCGATAGCAGGCAAGACAAGACTTCAAGGGCCAAGAGGTAGTAGAGCAGCTAGAGGTTTAAGCCAAACTGCTGACGGAACTTTCATTGGACTCCCAGGGCCAAGTACTGCAACTGGTTTTGGCTCATTTAAAGCTCCAGAAGTAAAAAAAGTTGCAAAATCTGTTCAGGAATTGACTGATGAACTTTTAGAAAATACAAAAGCGAGTAAGGGTAGTATTAATTCATTAACGAAACAAAGAAATAGGCTAGAAGAGTTAAGAGGCAATTTAGATCCTACAAGTAAAACTTTTGCGAGACTGACAAATGAGATAAGAAAAACAGATGCTGCTTTGATGAGGCTTAGTGGTAATAAATTTAGTGGTGAAAATTTAAGAAGAACAGGTCAAGCAATCTTAGGTGCTGGATTTGTTGGTGGGCCTGCGGGATTCTTAGGGGCTGGAATAGGGGCTGGAATAGAAGCTTTAAGGCCAGGTGGTGATATGGCTGGTGGTGCTATCACTGGTGGTCTTGTTGCTAGTCAAGTAGCTCGACCCATCACCGAATTTATTGGTGGGTCTACTACTTATGCGGCTGATTACAAAAAA